AGCAGAACCAACATCCCGGTGATAGATGGAGACTATTTCGCGCAGTCGGCGAAGTACTGACGCCTGAGAAAGTTCTTTATGCTGGCAGCTATGTCGATATTGCACCTTCCTTTGTCTTTCCTGATGTTACCTATGTAGACATGGACCGGCGGGCGGCAGCCTTCTTCGATGATCCAGAGGGTGTACGAGAGATCATCAATGAACACGAGACGAGTTCTGCGAGCACTCAGTTTCAATTCATCCATACAGACTATTCGAAACTTGACCTGCCTGTAGAAACTTTTGATCTGCTGATTTCGCTCTACGCGGGTTTCATATCAGAATACTGCACAGATTTTCTGAAGGTAGGCGGTCACCTCTTGGTCAACTCAAGCCACGGTGACGCTGCCCTTGCCTCGATAGATCAACGCTATCAACTTGCAGGTGTCGTGCTTTCACGATCAGGAGGGTATCGTGTCTCTCGGAGCAATCTGTCGGAATATATGGTACCTAAGAAGCCGGTTGAAATAACGCGTGATCTACTATTCTCAACCCATCGTGGCGTCAGCTACACGCGTTCGCCCTTCGCCTATCTATTTGAGCGGCTGACTTGAGGCGAGATTGAGTGAACTGCGCCCAACGGCGGCAATGTCCGCATTGCGAAAGTTATACCAAACAAAAATGCTCCATCATCATCCCTCCACCCACTTTTCCACAATCAACCCCGGCACCCGAACCGCCACCCTTTCCGCATCCCGCGCCAGATCAAGCCGTTTGCGTAGTTTCACCTGCGGCACCAGAATAAAGATCGGCGCGCTGACCTGACCCCGCCCTGTTTTCGCACGCGACGCCACAGCAGTCCCGCGCGCATTGATCCGAGCTTTCTCGGCCACCAGCAAACTCGGGCCGCCTTTCCGATAGATGAAGCGCAGCTTGAGCCCACGTCTTCGTTCCCACTCTCCCGGCGTCAGTCGTGCACCACCACGACCTGTTCCGGCAGCCTCGGTCGGGATGGCCAGATAAAACCCGTGTTTTGATCGGATCAGCAGGCCGCGATCATGGGCGTGGATGATTTTAGGTGCCCTGGACCAGATGAACGCCGCCGCATCGAGACTCTCACCGCGCTCGGGATAAGTCTTGTTGCGAATGGTGCGAGCTAGTCGCTGCCCCAAACCCGCACCGGTTATTTGCCCTCGCCAGTCGGCTTTCAACTCCCCGCCAGCTTCGCGCATTGCCGCCGTGACAGCCCTTTCGCCTGCCAAGACTTCCGCCCGCAACATCGCAGCCAGATCCGGATCAAGGTCGAGCTTCAGCTTCATGCGGGTCGCAGATCCAGCGTCCAGACCAGCCGTTCGCGATCGCGCACCGGCTCGCCCTGGATTACGAAACTCTCGGTGCCAAACAGGATCAAATCATCAGGGCGGGGATCTGCCAATTCGGAAACCCGCACATCAACGGTTGTGGTGTCGCTAAGAATCCGTGCGGAGCCAAAACTGCTGATCTCGTCGGGCGCGCGCCGGATCGCGCGGATAGCATGTTCTTCTGTGGATGCGGTTGATATCCAGTAGGCATCCACCGCCATGGTGGCATTCCCGAATATCCGGTCCATGGCGGCAGCAAAGGCGTTCATCGAAATCCGCCGCTAGTTCGAGCTGTGCAGGCGGATCGCAAGGCGCGGCCGCTTGTTGACCGGCAGAACCGAGGCCTCGGTCATCAGATCGATCCAGCGACCTTTTTCATCGAGATGCTGGCGGGCATAAAGTGGCAGACCGACCGTGTTGGCCGCCTCGAGCAAGTTGGCAGGACCGCCGTACGTGGTGAAGGTGTCAAACGTGCCGAGCGGGAAGCCGATGCCCTCTCCCGCAGGGATAAGGCGCTCGGAGCTGCCGTCAGAGAGTGTAACGCTGCCATTGTATTCCTCGAACAGGATGCCAGCGAAGGGGAAGCTGCGGCGCATGTCGTCTCGAAGCGGTTGGCCACCAGTTGCCGAGAAGAACTTGTAGGCATCCTCGGTTTTGGGGTGCGAGATCAGCTTGTCAAAGAATTCAGAACTCACCAGTGCGTAAGCGCTGGTCATAGTTTCACCAAGGAGATTATCTTCGATCCCGCGCAGCGTGGTGCGCACCTTGCCCTGCACATTGGTGCCAGCTGTGCCGAACACGAAATCGACCGAGATTTGCTCCAATCCGAATTCGGTGAAATAATTGTAAAGAGTCGTGCCGGCCCCGTCCTTAACGATGCCTCGCAACGCATTCATCTCCATGTATTCGCGGGTCTGCGCGTGCTTGCGCCGCATCAGCGTCAGCTTGCGGTTCATTACTGTCAGCAACGGATCGGCGGCGTCGGATGCCCCGATGGCGGGGATGCCCTGAATATCAGCGGGCAGGATCACATCGTCATGCGGAATCCAGGGTAATGCAAAGGAGCGCATCGAGCGGCCCTCGCGCCCACCCACCGTGGCGGGGCTGCCAAGGGGCACGGAGGGCAACAGGCTGAGGACGCCCTCGAACTGCTCGATGATGACGGAGCGCTGGGTAACGCCCTCGAAACGGAACAGCCCGATCTGGGCAAGACGGGTGTAGAGATTGGGCAGCAGGTTGATGGCCTGCGTCATCTCGGACAGCGAATAGCCGCCGGCGTCAAAGGGATTGCGGGTGAGGGGCATGGGGTTCTCCGGAATTCATTTTTTGGGGGAATGGATCAGGCGGCGTCGCGGGCGATGATGCCGAGAGCGGCAAGCTCTGCAATTTTGGTTGCGGTTTTGGCGGCGTCATCGACACTGGCGTCAAATGTGAGACTCGCGCGCGATATGATGGCAGGGCCGCGGACAATGACGACACTGAGGGTGTCGGCAAGCGTTGCATCGACGGAATAGAGCAGCACGGCAATGGCAACCTCCGCGCCATCTACGCCACCGTCGCTCGCAAGCGTGTACTTGCCACTGGCGGTGATGCGCCCGAGAACGGAGCCGACGGGATAGGCAATGCCGGCTAGCAGGGTGATCGTCTCGCGGGTGTAATTCGGGTTGAGCTCGTATTTGAGGACATCACCCATGCTGGCGGGTTGGACAAGCGGGGCCATTGTTTAGTCTCCGTGTTTGGGTTTGGGAATGTGGGCTAACGCATGGCGTCAGGTTCTTGCCTCGGCGGCGGCTTTTTTCGCTGCGGCTACGAGCGGGCTGTCTTTTGCAGCGGCGGCCGCGGGGGCAGTGGCAACGATCAAAGCCGCGTCGCTGGTGGCTGCCAGGTTGTCGAGCACTTGCGCGCGCAGTGCGTCAGGTTCGAGCCCGCGTTTCACGGCGTCGGCGGTATCGATCGAGACGCCGAGACGTGCGGCCTGTGCGCAGATTTGCGCCACTTCGGCGGCTTGCGCGCGAATAGCATCGGCATCCGGTGCCGCTGCGCCGGGCGCGACGGGTTCGTCCTGTTGCGGCAAAGGTTTTGTTGGTGTCGCGGCAGACGGTGCTGCCGTCTCTGTTTGCGGTTGTGACGCTGCGGTTGCGGTTTCCGTTTCATCGGCAGACTCGCTATTCGGGTTCATCGTGGTTTCCTTTCGGGTTCTGGATTGGGGAATTCGGGTGGTTGCGTGCAGAAACGCGATCGCGCCCGGATCATGACGATCCTCGGCAAAGGCGAGGAATGCACTACGGGGATCGGATACAGCATCGGCCAGTCCGGCCGTTACGGCTTCGACACCGCGGAAGACGGCCGCTTCGGTTTCGAGTGCCCCATCTACACCGAGCAATTTCCCGCGCCCTTTGGCGACGGTTTGGGCAAACAAGGTTCGCAGGCTTTCCAGTTCTGATTGTATTTGGTTCTGAACATCTTCGGGGAGGGGCTCGTAAGGGTTGGCGTCAACCTTGTGCTCGCCCGCATGGATTAGCGTGACGTTGATACCTTTTTGATCGAGCATGCCGCTCATCTCGGAATGGAGGACCACGACGCCGATACTGCCGACTGCACCGGTGCGGGGCAGAGTGATGTGGCTGGCTTGCGAGGCCAGAATATAACCTGCCGACAAAGCGTGTTCTGCGACAAAGGCATGAACCGGTTTTTGTGCCCGTGCGGCGCGGATACGATCAGCGAGATCAAAGGCGCCGGCGACCTCGCCGCCAAAACTGTCGATCTCGAGTGCAATGCCGCGTACTGCGGTGTCTGCAAGGGCCGCATCTATCTGTGCTGCAATCCCCTCGTAGGATGTGATCCCCGAGGATTGCCCAATCCACGCGCCGCGATGCACGAGCGTGCCAGCGATTTCAATTACCGCAATTCCGTCAATCAGAGGATAGGGTCGGGTTCCGCGATCGCGCTCCCGCTCTGTCAGCTCGCCACCAATGAGCGAGGCGCGGGTGGGTGGCGCGGCTTGTGCCAGCACTGCATCCTGATTTCCTTCAAACCTGATCTCGCGCCCCGTAATCCGCGGTCCGAGGCCCGAAAGAAAAGCCAGCGCTTTGGAGGGCTCCACCATCAGCGGCGTATTAAAAGCGCGCTGGGCTATCTGTGCGTGATGCATCAATTTTCTGCCTCGCTGTTTGATTTAGGCTTGGCGGACGGCGGGTCGTCGCCTTCGATATTCCCGTCTTCATCGCTGTTCCGGTTAGGGCCTTCGCCCGGAGCCTGCGCCGGTGATCCCGGGCGGCGGAAATCCAGCCCCAGTTCCAGCTCTCGCGCCCGCTCGGCTGCAATCTCGCGATCAACCTGCTCGGCGTCATAACCCCGTTCCGAAAGCGCCTGTGTGCGGGATTTAAGGCCAGCCTCGATCTGGAGGATTTCAGCCGAGGCGTCTTTCATCGGATCAACCCAGTCCCATTTTGTCGGCAGCCATGAACAGGTCTGGTATTTTCGGCGCTGTTTTTCATAATCGGGCAAATTCAGGGCACCGGAGAGCACGGCCACATCCATCCAGCGGGTCCAAACCGCGCGACACATCTGGAATACCAGCACCCCGTGTTGCCAGGCCGAAATCCGGCGGCGAAAATCCACCAGAGAAATCCGCGAATTGGAAAAGTTGCCCCTGGCGGTGTCGTTGGTGAGGTACCCGTAGGGAATGCCGAGTGCGGCCGAAATCTGCAGCAGTGTTCTGTACTGAAACGGCTCGTAGGTAGAACCGGAATCCGGAATGGCAGGTGTCGAGACGTCTTCGCCAGGATCAAGGCGCACGATTTGCCCGGGCTCGACCTCGAGATCCTCGTCAGCCGGCTCCAGCGGGGTTTCGGGCGCGGGCGAGGTAATGAACATGGCAAACATCGCGGCGGTCTTTTTGCGTTCCAGCTCCGCATCGTCATAAAGATCAAGCGTGAAGAGTTTTACGATAGCGGGGGAAAAACGCGAGACACCGCGAAGCTGCCCGGCCTCCAGCGGGTCGATCACGTGGATGATGTCCGCAGCGGGCACGCGGACGGTTTCTCCTGCAAGTCCGGGGTCGGTTATATCGCCCGGGTGACGGCGCAAAAAGTGATAGGCGACGCGCCGTCCAATGCGGTTAAACTCGATGCCCTGACGGATCAGCCCACCGCCGGAAAGTTCGCGGTTCATATCGAGGGGCAGCATTTCGGAGGGCAACATTTGCAATTGCAGCGGAACGCTCAACCCGTCCGTGGCACGGCGTGTCCGGATGCGCAGAAATACCTCGCCCGCCAAAAAGACCTCGCGGACAGCGCGGCGCTGCAATCCGTAAAAGTCTGTCAGGCCTTCGGCGTCGGCATCATCGGTCCAGGCAAGCCAGAGCGATTGTAATTCTTCCTTCAGCGCAGGGTCGGCAATCGACGAGGAGGGTTTTATGCCGTCTCCAACCACATTGCCGGCAAAAGCCTCTAGGGCATTGGCTGCGTACCCGTTATTGCGCACCAGCCAGCGGGCGCGGGCCGTGATTGTATCGCCAGCCCCTGCAATGAGCGTGTTTACATGCAGGCGCGAGGCTCGAAACCCGCGCAAACGCCGGTGCATCTGCGCTGCGTCAAACCCGCCGATCACCGCCCCCAGCCTTTGGCGAAACCCTTCCAATACCATTGTCTAAAGCCCCTTAGTGGCCACAGTGCCCCAGCGGCGGCGTCGTTTTGTGCCGCTGGCCGCCGCAATCCGGTTTTCCAGATTGGCGATTGCTGCCGCCAGTTCGCTGTCGGAACCGTAGGTGATGGTGCGCCCGTCGTAGCTCACGGCGCGCACACCTGCGAACCGCGCTTCCTGCAATGCATCGAGCAGGGTGCGCATTCGATCAATTTCCATCTCAATCCCTCATAAATCTTGGTGTGTAGGCGCGCCGTTTGCGCCGCGGTGTCGCCAGTGTTCCGGCTGTTGCTGCCGGTGGAGCGTCGGTGGTCGTTGCTTCAGGCAAATCGGTGCGTTGGCGCGTCTCCACGCCTGCCTGTTCTTCAAGGCGGCGCCATGTTGCCTCGTCCCAGCGATCAGCCCCGAGGATCCATGCGGCGGCACGGGCATAGACGCGGCAATCGAGCGCCTCGTTGCGCTCGCGCATCTTTTGCCATTCCTGACGAGCATATCCGCGCTTGTTGCGCACTGTGATCAGCTGTTCGGCGACCAGTTGTTTGAGCCATTCGGTGTCGATCCAGTCGGGCAGATGCACGGTGCCTGACGGGTTGCAGATACCCAGCTCTCTGTCTTCATCGCTCGGGCGTTCAAGACGCAAAAACCTATAGGTCTCGGTTTTGAAGGTCGCCGTGGCGATCGACCAGAGCCGCGCACCGCGACGCAGGCGTTTGCCACCGCTCAACGCATCGACATAGGTTGGCCCCGACACCGGCGTGGTGCGATTGAACCCTTCCAGGCCTTTGATCGGGGCAACCTGTTCAAAACCTTGTGCGCGGGCCCAGCTGTAAACAGTGGTTGCTTCATAACCGGAATCAATTGCCAGCTTTGCTATCGGCATTACCGCGCCATTGGCGTGTTGCCATGTTTTGCCCAGCAATACGGTGAGTTCCTCCCACGCCTCTGCATGGTCAGGACCACCAGCAATAACGATGTGATCGACAAGCCAGCTTTCCAGCCCGCGGCCCCAGGCCCAGACATCGACCTCGATCCGGTCTTTTTGCACATCGACGCCGGCAGTCAGGAACAACCCGCCTTCGGGGATTCGTGCGCTGTATTTCTCGCGGCGTTCCGACAGACGCTGCCATTCCGGTGCATCACCACTTTCGACCCATGTTTCGCCCAAAAGCGTGTTGCGGGCTGCGCGCAGCATGTCCTCGGAACCTTGCGCCGCCAGCCAGTCGCGCGCGATCTGCTCCCAGCTCTTCCAGCCGATAGGCGAATAGAGCGCCGAGATGTGGAAGCCGATGGAGTTCGGGTCCTGGGACTTTGCGGTTGTCCGCCATTCCCCCGCTTCCAGCATTGCGGTTTTATGGTGCTCGGCAATCGGGGCCTCGCAGCCAGCGCAGTGATAGGCCGCCGTTTCCGGCTTACCCTTGGCCCAGCGCAGGCGCTCGAACTCCAGCCATTGCATATGGCTGCAATGCGGACAGGGCACAAAAAACCGCCTCTGGTCAGAGGCCTCGTATTCGCGCTCGATCCGGCTTAGTCCCTTGATTGTCGGGGTTGATACCATGAACACTTTTCGGCGATGCGCAAACGTTGTGGTGCGCGCTTCTGCCAGCGAGACCGGATCACCTTCCTCGTCCGCCGAGGCCGGATAAGCATCGACCTCGTCGAGGAAAATATAGCGCGCTGGCATCGAGCGTAGGCCCGTGGCCGAGTTCGCCCCTGTCAGAACCAGAATGCCGCCCGGGAATTCCTTGGAAAGCATCGAGTTGCCCGCATCGCGCGATCGCGCCGGATTAACCCGTTCCCTGAGCGCTGGGCTGTCCTCGATCAGCGGATCAATCCGCCCGCGCGATGAGCGTTTGGCCATCTCGAGCGTTGGTAGTACTGCCAGCATTGGACCGGGCGCGTGGTGGATTACAAACCCGATCCAGTTATTACCGGCTTCTGTCGCGCCGACCTGCGCGGCCTTCATGAACGAGATGCGCTGTGCGGGATGTTCGGGCGAGAGCGCATCCATGATTTCGCGCAAATACGGTGTGCGGGCCGTGCGGTATCGCCCGGGCTCTGCCGAGGCGCGCGATGATAACCAGCGGTGCTGGTCTGCCCATTCCGACACCGTCAGGTCAGGATCGGGGCGCATTCCGCGTCGCCAGGACCGGAGAATGTCTTCCGCACCGTCAAAGCTCAGGTCAGGTGCAAATTCTTCCTCATCCAAGGGTAACCTTGAGATCGGCAAGGGCGTCGAGCTGCTCTCTGACATGGGTTTCCAGCACCCTTTGCATGGTTGCAACCTCGATTAGTACCGGTGTCCCTGAAGCCGCTTCCACCTCGGCCGCAACTTGCGCTGCCATCAGTGCCGCGACGCGCGCCGGCCATGTGACCCAGACGTCACGTTCTTGCCGCGCCAGCCGGAACACCATCGTTTCCGCGCGGGCGCGATCGACCAGCGCGCCTTTCTTCTTCTGGATTGAAAGCTGACGTTCCTGTGCCTGATAGACCGTTAGCGCCGTACGGGCTTTGAGGTAGGACGAGCTTTCAGCCGGGCCGCTGATACTGCTCTCGTTGCTGGCAACGGATCGGCGTTGTTGATCCGGATCCGTCATACCGGCCCGTCGTGCATCCGAGGCGGCAGCGTTAATAGAACCGTCAGAAAAAAGCACCATACGGCCATTGCGCTTGGCCTTCTGGATAGCGCCGCGCGACAGCTTTGAATGGGCGGAATATTCTCTCTCGCTCATTCCTTGCATGGCGGCCTCCAATAGTGATTAAAGCAATGATATTGCTTGGTATTAAGTTGATTACACTTCGCTTTGGAGCGAATTCGGTTACAGAAGCGACGCAGTGAATTACGTCGCTAAGTCACGGAGAAAATATCATGACTGCGCCACCCAATACCGCTACGGAAACCGTTCTGCTCGAGATTGCGCGAAACCACTTCTTCATCGAGACATTCAATACACAAAACAGTGCCTGGCTGGATTTCCACGAGGTTTCTATCTGGTCGATCCGCCAGGCGCTCGAAGCCGCCTTCGCAGCCGGTCAAGTTGCCGCAAAACAGGGAGCGTAAAGCCATGACTAAACTCACGGAAACACAAGCCCGCATCCTGAATGCCGCGTCGCGTCGCGCAGGCAATCTTGCGATGCCGCTGCCCAAAGGTCTGCATGGCGCGGTTGCCAAAAAGGTTGTTGGTATGATGATGGAGCGCGGTTTTATCGAAGAGGTAGACGCCAACATCACCAAGCACGAGCCACTTTGGAGTGAAACCGGTAATGGTTGCGGCACAACGCTGGTGGCGACGGGCGCGGGGCTGGCCGCCATCGGGGTTGATCCGGTGGTCGTGCAGGCCATTGCCAAGCTGCGCAATGGCCCGCGTGAAGTTGCTGCAGGCACGGACGAGGCCAAACCGGCGAAACCGCGCGGGAAAACAAAGCAAACACAGTTGATTGCCTTGCTTGAAACCCCGCGCGGCGCCAGTCTCGATGAAATCGTCACTGCAACCGACTGGCAGGCCCACACGGTGCGCGGGGCGATTTCGGGAACGCTGAAGAAGAAACTAGGGTTGGCAGTGGTCTCCGAAAAGATTGAGGGGCGTGGGAGAGTTTACCGTATTAGCTGACTGATTGTGAGGGCGTCGACCCGACAGGGCGGCGTTTCTATCGGGGATTGCGAACACGGAGTGTCTCGAATAACCGGCGAAGTGCAAAACTCCGCAGAATAGAAACAACCGTGAAGGCCGCGCCCAGTTTCAGGTTCTGGCCCAGTGTTATGTGCAAACCGAACACCGGAAAGATCAGGATTTGTGTCAGGACAGCCAAGGTGTAGCCGATTACGACATTTGCGAATGCTTCGAGAAACGACATGCCGCGGGATTGCTTCATGTTGTCACCCGCGCGTTTTTGATCTCGTCAAAGCTGCGACCATCCCCGTCCAGTACTGCCGCCTCGCCGCTAAATTGTTGCCAGCGCTCGACAGCCACATCGACATAGGCAGGATTCAGTTCGATGCCGAAGCAAACACGCGCGGTGGTCTCGGCTGCGATCAACGTCGTACCCGAACCCATAAACGGCTCGTAGATCGCTTGACCCGGGCTGGAATTGTTCAGGATAGGGCGGCGCATGCACTCGACCGGTTTTTGCGTGCCGTGAACTGTCTCGGCGTCCTGATCCTTGTTGGCTATCTGCCAGAGCGTCGTCTGTTTGCGGTCCCCCGCCCAGTG